GGACAGGCAGGCAAAGCTAAGGACGGAGGTTCCCGTGTAAGAGCGGGGACTTCCAAAGGCGACAGCTACTGTGCCAGAAGTCTAGGCATTAAGAAAGGCTTATCGAAGGACAAACAGAACGACCCTAACACACCTAACAACTTATCACGTAAGCGTTGGAAATGCTCTGGCGCTAAGTCTAAGGAGAAGTAGTTATGATGAAGAAAGGAAGTTGTAAAACTAAATCAAAAGCACCTGCTAAACCTAAGCGTGGCGGACGTGCAGCTAAGAACAAAAAGAACAAGATGACAGTAGGTAGCTACAAATAAGTAAAATAAAGCTTGACTTTTGTTCTAAAATATGTTATAATAATACTATAGTATACTTTAAAGGATTGCGAGTACGCGGTCGGGTATACTTTAACTTTTACTTTTATTATATAACAAACTGTCCTTTAAGGAGAAACAGTTAATGATGGAAACAGATAAAGAACTAGAAAAATACTACGAAGATATGCTTTCAATGTTCCGTACAGACGGTTGGACTACTTTAAAAGAAGACCTAGAAACGAACTCTAAAGGTATTGATTCAGTAGAGGCATCGAAGAACGTCGAAGACCTTTTCTTTAGGAAAGGACAACTTTACGTTATTGCTTCGTTGTTAAACTTAGAAGAACACGTCCGTGACGCATACGACCGTCTAGGGGAAGACCCTGATGCCGCTCTATGATTTTAAATGTGAAGCAGGACATACTAGCGAACGATTCGTAAGTAGTGACACTAATGAGGTAGATTGCAATGACTGTGGTCTACCAGCAGTAAAGCAGCTTTCTTCTTTCGGGACTAGAACTGAGAAACATCACGGTGTTAATACCGATGCTTGGGTCAAGAAGCGAGAGCAAAAGCTGAAACAAGAACGTAAGGCAAACTCATAAGGTGTATGAACCCTTACATAATATAAACCTCCATAATACTAAAGGTACGGAGTTTAATAATGGCAAGACTTATAGATGACGAGCGTCTAGACGACGACAACGAAGAACTTGACAACATTGAAGAGATGGGAACTCCTGAACCGGAGCCAACCCCTGAGTCTCAAGAAGACATCCCTGAGAAGTACAAAGGAAAGTCAACCGCTGAGATTGTAAGGATGCACCAAGAGGCTGAGAAGCTCCTAGGAAAGCAAAGCGGAGAAGTAGGGGAGTTACGTTCCGTAGTCGATAGTTATATACAGACACAACTCGACACAACACCAACACAAACAACAGAACTATCTGAATCCGACGAAGATATTGATTTCTTTTCTGACCCCGACAAGGCAGTCGCAAGAGCTATCAGCAATCATCCTTCAGTTAAGAAGGCAGAGGAAACTACTCTAGCTAATTTACGAACTACCGCTTTGAAAGAAATTCAGGCACGTCACCCAGACATGCAGGAACTTGTACAAGACGCTAAGTTTGTTGAGTGGATTAAATCCTCTAAGATTCGTACACAACTCTTTGCTCAAGCAGACCGTCAGTTTGATTACGAAGCCGCTGATGAACTTTTTTCTAACTGGAAAAATCGTCAAGGTGTTGTAGCTCAAACGGCTGCTGCTGAAAAGGATACTAGAAAAGCCGCTGTAAAAAGTGCCTCTACAGGCAGTACCAGAGGAACTGGTGAACAGCGAGCGAAAAAAGTATATCGTCGCTCAGACATTATTAAGCTAATGAAAACCGACCCCGACCGTTATATGTCTTTGTCTGATGAAATCACACAAGCATATGCAGAAGGAAGGGTTAGGTAAACAAACTAAACTCTTTTATATTATAAGGTAGACTATTATGTCAACAGATGTATATCCAACAGCCGCAGCGATTGTAACTAAAGGCAAAGCAGCAAGTTTTATTCCAGAAATCTGGAGTGACGAGATTCGTGCCTCTTACGAATCCAACCTAGTAATCGCCCCTAAAGTCAAGAAAATTTCTATGACTGGTAAGAAAGGCGATAAGATTAATATCCCCGCTCCTACTCGTGGCGTAGCCGCTGAAAAAGCAGCACAGACTCAGGTCACTATTCAAGCTAACACAGAAGGCACCGTAGGCGTAGATGTAAACAAGCACTACGAGTACTCACGTTTCATCGAAGACATTGTTGAAGTACAGGCTCTTTCTTCTTTGCGTAAGTTCTACACCGATGACGCAGGCTATGCACTAGCTAAGCAAATCGACACTGACCTTCTTGACTTGGCTGTCAACCTAGGTAACGCTTCTGGCACCTACGTAAACACAGCTTCTTTCTACAACGACGCAACTGGCGGTTTGACTGCTTACGCTGCTGACACTGTAGTTCCTGCTGACGTATTTACTGATGAAGCCTTCCGTGCTTTGATTCAGAAGATGGACGACGCAGACGTTCCTATGGACGACCGTTGTTTTGTAGTACCACCTTCACTACGTAATGCTATCATGGGCATTGACCGTTACCAGTCTTCTGACTTCGTAAACGGTGGTGGTGTTCAAAGTGGTAAGATTGGTGAGTTGTATGGTATCGACGTTATGGTATCTACTAACTGTCCTATCATCGAAACTGCGGCTCAGAATGGCGCGGCTGGCGGTGGACGTATTCGTTCTGCACAGCTTCTGCACAAGGACACTTACGTTCTGGCAGAGCAGCAGGGCATTCGTTCACAGACTCAGTACAAGCAGGAGTTCTTAAGCACTCTGTACACTGCTGATACTCTGTACGGTGTTAAAGTTCTGCGTCCAGATGCAGGCTTCTCACTGGCTGTAAATGGCTAAGTAACAAACTGGGGGCATCCATAAGGGTGCCTCCTTTTACTTTCGGGCTATCACGCCTTTCTATCTTTACATAGGAAAATATCATGTCTACTTTGACAATCGACAAAAACTCTAAACCCATTCAAGTTTTACGACCTACTACAGTTCGTGTAGTTTCTATTTCAGGTACTGCAAGTGCCGGTGCTGCTTTTTCAAACAGTGTACGTGTTGCGCGTATCGTAGCAACTACTGATTGTTTCTATCGTGTTACAGGTGCTGCTACTACTTCTCATAATTATCTCCCCGCTAATACTATTGAATATATACACATCTATGATGGTGACGCAATTTCTTTGATTACTTCTGGTGGAACAGGTACTGCTTACGTTTCAGCTATGGTGTAAGCCATGCTTGGTTTAGGTGTAAATCGACTCAGCGTAACCAACAACTCAGATTCTTTCTCTCCCTCCTCTCTTTTTGTAGGGGGTTTTAAGGGTGCGTGGTATGACATGACAGACCTTTCCACTATGTTTAAGGTTGACGGAACCACTCCCGCAGTAGTAGGACAAGCCGTTGGTAAGATTTTAGACAGGTCTGGTAACAATCAAGATTTAATTCAAACTACAGAAAGCAAGTGTCCTCTTCTTGTTGTAGATTCTGACGGTAACTTGTGCTTAGACTTTGACGGTGATGACGGAATGCGTACAGCCGGAAACCTTCCCTTTGCTGCGCCAAACAATGTTACTACCATGTCTGTGTTTGTAGGTGCTAAAAAAGAAGCAACAGATTTAAACCAAACTGTTGTTGAGCTTTCTAATACTGTAGGCGGTACTGATGGAGGCTTTAGAATCTTCTGTACTTCTGGAGAACGTTGGAGAGCAATTCAAAAAGGTTCGAGCGCCAACACTATTTCTTCTGACGCTGTAGGAAACCCTAGCAAAAACGTTCTAACAAGCGTCGCAAGTATCTCAGCCCCAAGTCATACGTTTAGAAGTAACGGCGCTGTTGTACTCGCTAATACAGACTCATTAGGCACAGGAACTTATGGTAACCATCCTCTCAGCATAGGTGGACGCGCAGGCGGTGCTTCCACTAATTTAGATGGTAAGATATACTCTTTAATTGTTGTAGGTAAATTAGCCTCTGCTGATGAAATAGCAAGTGCAGAAAAGTATGTTGCAGGTAAAACAGGGGTGACTATCTAATGAGTACATACGTAACTATAATTGTATCTAAAGCTAACCAAGCCGCAGCTCAAGAACTTACCAGTCCTGAGATGTTTACTACGGAACTTAAAAAGAACTTTAAAAGCTACTACGTTAGTCTTGGATTCTTTCCTGATGAGTACTACAACTCTCTTGTTGATAGCACTTTAATTTATGCTAGTTCAACAGACAAAGAACAAAGGCT